ATTTTTAATTTGTTTGGGGAAAACACAATTCTTAAAGATTTTTCACTTGATTCTGAAACAGATGATGAATTACAAGCATCATTGATTAAGAGAATGGCCGACAAGGATCTTCGTGGGGAAGGAACAACAACGGGAATATCTTTTAACGATCAATTTAAATTCTTGACGACAAAAATATCATTTAAAACAATTGGAAATAATGCTTTCGTGCCTTACCAACAATTGTTCTTTCGAATTTACGGTGATATTGGGGTATTTTCGCGTTTGTATAATATTACCGGAATTGAACACATATTTACACCGGGAGAGTGGGCGTCATCGTATGAGACGGTCATGAATGCGATATAATTAAAGAAGGAGATAAAAATGACAAAGATCTATAGAATAAAATTGAGTGAATTGAAAAAAATTGTTCCAACGCAAAAAAGACAGCCTCCGTGGTGGCAAGAATGGCACAGCACATTTAAAGAATATGGTTTAAAATGGTGGGGTTCTACTGGTAAGTGGTATTTACCAGGAAATAGTGGAATTGGATCTCCGGAATATGATTTGTTGATTACTATATCCCATGATTCTGATGGAAAACCATGTTTTCGTATTATAACGTCGAACATGGTTAAACACAAAAAATATGTGGAGCGTAGTTTTGGCAAAATTGTATATCCGGATGATATGATTGGATTTTTAGAGAAATTCGTGGCCCACACCGGAGTGCTTGAATAGTAGTCAATTTTTCTTTCTTTTGCTTAAATTCCATTGATGGTTTCTTTCTACGAGCAGATCTCCAAAGACAATTATCTGATTCTCGAAAATAATAAGTTTACATCCTCTCCGATTTCTCCATCTGGGTCCGATGATTATCTTAAAAAGTGCGATTTACTGGTGATAGCCAAAATATGTAACAAAGATCGAGATTTTGATAATAAGTTATATCACAACACGATAAAAACCTATAAATTTGTTGATATTGATCCGTCTAGGTTTGATGAATATAGATTATTTGAACCGCATATTTATGAAGAAATAGTGAAAAATCGACTTGATATGATGAACGACTTTTGGCGGGCAAACAAAAATAGCAATTTATTTGTAAAAGCTCTTGAATATTATAAAAAATATGGAAAAAGACAATACGATTTTCTTAAAAAATTAGAATTACAACCAATAGATACGGCAAAAGGTCCCGTTTTTCTTAAGTTTAAAGATACAAGAACTGGACGACTTGCGTCCGATGAAAACAGTGAATTAAATATTTACAACATGCCGCTAAGAGACAGGAACAAAATAATAGTTAAATCCGGACACTTTATTCTTCAATTTGATTTTATAGCCTGCCAGATGCGAATTTATTTTGCGATTGTCGGTCACGAATTGGCGAAATATTACGATCCATATGCTAAGATATCAAAGGACATTGGAATTCATAGACAGGATGCGAAATTATATTCGTTTAAAATGCTCTTCGGAGACATGGGCGGAAAGATAAGGAGACTCACAAAAGAGCAAAATACTTATTTTGTTAACATGTTCAGCAAGAAAATTTATGATGATAATAGTTGCTCGATTGGATCTTATATTTATGACACTTTTGGGAGGCCGGTTTTAATTACTTCACAGTCGAAATCAGTGGTTATGAACAACCTGATGCAGTGCGAAGAACGAAATACTTTAATGAATTCTATGTGCGAAGTTGATGATTATTTGAAATCGAATAATGTAGACGCCAAAATTCTGTTTCCTTTTCATGATGCGATGGTTATGTCGATTTCTCAAAAAGATTTGATCCACATTAAAAAAATTAGAAATGTCTTTGAACAATCGAAAATGTTTTCAAAGATTAGTATCGGGAAAAATTTCGGTGAAATGAAAGAAATCGTGGACAAAAGGGCTTTACAGCAATGAACGGGTGGCGTAATATGGGAAGCAGTTTCAAATTAAAATATTTGCGCAATCTTTATCAAAAAACAATTAAAGTTATTAATTTAATCGATCCAAAAAGACGAAAATCGATTTCCAAGATGATGGATGAAATAGCGCCTAAAATGTTCTCTTGCCCAGCATCATATCGAATAGATTACAATTCTTGCTTTCCCGGAGGTCTTGTTCATCATTCCCTCAAAGTAATGAAATACATGGTGCGGCTAGCTGAGGGATTGAAATACAAGGACTACAATAAAGACTCGGTTGTTATTCTTTCTTTGTTCCATGGCATTGGTAAAATAGGAGATGGTGTTGACGATTTTTATTTGCCAAATGATGACTATTGGAAATCTCGCGGGTATCATTACAAAATAAACGACAAATTCAACAAAATTTCTCCGCATCATTTGTCACTTTACTTGTTACAAAAATACGATATTGAATTAACATACGAAGAATATATGGCGATTATTTATTTGTTGAATAAGCAACCAACTTATTCAGAGAATGAAATTACACTTCTGCTTAATCATGCTATCATTTGGGCTGTAGCTGAAGAGAAAAAGGAGAAGTTAAATCTAATCGAGGAAGTTGACGAAAAGGAACAGGTTATTGAATTGCCACAAATAATAGAAACACAGCCAGAAATCCCAGCGGTAACAATGCCAGATGGTATCATTAATTTTGATGAAGCCATAAAGAAAAGTGGCCTAGCCCATGATCAAAGTAAAGATAGTCAACCGAAGCAATAAGGAACAGCTATCAATTTGTGGGAATGACCCACAACAAGAAGGAGAAGAGACAATGGATTTCGAAATTCCAGAAATTGATGAAAAGGCAGTAGCGGCGGCAGCCCTGGAAGAAGAGGGCATTAAGAACGATTATGTTGGGGCAGTTCAATATGCCATAATTGGTTCGGGACAAGGCGGCTCAAGAATTGCTGAGTCGTTCTACTCTTTTGGTTATAAAAAGTGTATCATCGTAAATACTGCTGAATCTGATTTGTCGAAAATTGGCATTCCGGAAAATCAGAAATTATTTATGAAGATGGGCGGCGAGCAGGGCGCGGGGAAAGATATGATTAAAGGTGCTGCTGCTGCGAAACGATACGAACAAGAAATTCTAGACAAGATGAAGAAAATCTTTGGAAAATGTGACAGGATTATTGTGACAATTGGCGCTGGTGGTGGCACTGGTGGTGGCTCTGTCTTCGCATTGCTCGACATAGCTCGTAAATATATGAAATACATTAGTGTGGACAATGCCAATAGTAAGATCGGTGTTGTTTGCGCCATTCCCAAAGATGGTGAATGCATTTCGGCAATTGTGGCGGAAAATGCCATTACAGTGTTGGAGCCATTGTGTGCTGCTGCGGAAGCCGGAGACATATCTCCTCTTATCATCGTTGACAACAATAAAACATCGAAATTATATCCAAATCTTACGATGACACAATATTGGTCTACCATCAATAAGGCAATTGCCGGAATGTTTAATGTGTTTAATAACATGGCCACACGCCATACGGAATACACAACTTTTGATGCTGCTGACTATGGTAAGATTATGAGTGTTGGCGGCTGTTTGATCATGGGGGCGACGAAAGTAAAAGATTATAATGATAAGCACGCGATTGGTTTGTCGATAAAATCAAATCTTGAAAAGACGTTGTTTGCTGAGGGATTTGATTTGAATACTGCCAAAGCGGCTGGATCAATTGTTGTTGGCGGTGATGTGCTATTTAACACAGTTCAGGGATTGCCGGATGCGATAAATTACGGATTTGATATGCTGGCTAGTATCACTGGAAATGCTGTTGTTTATCGAGGAGTTTATCAGGAATCGGGTAGTTCCATTGTTGTATACAATATCATCGCCGGATTGAATGGTCCTGTTCAGCGTCTTGAGGCACTAAGGAAATTTACGAAACCAGCTAAAACTAATCTATACAATGAAACAAAATAGACAAGAGGGAGAATTTTAAAGTGGAAAATCAAACTGAAAATGACACTGCCACCATTAACACACGCCCACGGAAAAATGTTATGCTGCTCTGCACCTTTTCCAATGCGAAGAAATTTGTTTTGGCAAGGACCATAAGTAATATTGTAAAGTCATTCAATGTGAAAAGCGAAATTTTCGTATTTAAGTCAAAACAAGATCCGGAGAAAATTATTATAACATATAATGTGGACAATTCAAAGGATTATGATTTCCCGAAGAGCACTCTACAGATTCATCGCAATAAATCAACTAATACACTTTACTCATTGAATGCCCTTAATAAGTTGATTGCGGAAGGAGCACAAGCTGAGGGCAAAGATCCAAAAGAATTTAAGATCGACTGGAGCAATTATAAGAATTCACTTATCATAATGCAGAAGGAAAACAGGGATAATAACAATAAGGTTTTAGCTGTGATTGAATTGGAATTGATGGAAGTCAAAAGCCCACTCGTCGAGTAGGGCAATAAGGAAGAAGGAGCAAAAGAAACAATGGCAATCGACATTCAGGCAATCGAGAAAAAACTTCAACAGCTATCGACTGGCAAGGTGTTTACCAGGAAGTCAAATTATTGGCGTCCCAAGAGTGAACATCGCGTTCGTGTTGTTCCTCATGAGCCGCAATTTCTTGAGCATATGATCCACTACAACATCGATCCAAATGGTCCGGTTGTGTGTCTTTCAACGATAAATAAAAAATGTCCAATTTGTCAATTGCGGTCAAAATTGTGGCAAAATGGCGATAAGGAAATGTCTGGAAAACTAAAAGCACAATTAAGAATTGCGACCCCGGTTGTGGAAGTTTCCCTTGATGATGCCAATCGTTTTGGTGGGCAGGGAAGCGATGAACCCAAGTGGTGGTCTTTCTCAAAGAAAGTATATGAAACGATTATCAATATTTGTAAGAATCCGGAATATGGTGACATTTCTGATCCGGAAAAGGGAACAGATCTTGATGTTGTTTCCAAGAAAGCACAGAAAAAAGGCGAATTTGATAGCACAATAGTGTCACCAAGGCGGAAATCGACACCACTCGCTACAACCACAGAACAAATAAAGAAGATTGTTGAATCAATTCCCGATGTCTCTGCTGATTTTAGAATTTTGGAGCCAGAAGCCCTTAACAAGATTGTGGAAGATTGGATTCATTCAATGGACTTCCCCGCAAGTGATGAAGAGGCACCAGCCCCAACTGTTGTTCCACCGGAAACTGGTGGGGAAATTGTCGCTGCTGCAGCGTCCTCGGCCGATTCTACATTTGAGGAAGTCTCGAAAATAGTTAATGAAGACGACTGATTTCCTATCTTTAATCTTTACCTTCAACTTTAACATTAAAACGAAAGGTTAAGGCTAAAATGGCCATTCCCATAAAAGTATCCAACAAAAAAGAAAAAGAGAAGGAAACCGTTGGCAAGTCTGTTTCCGTTGCCAATCTTAAATCCATTCTTACAAAGGTAATCAATTCAAAGTTTAAGGAAGCAGTTGTTTATGAATTGGGGAAAGCATCTCCAACTGATGTAAAAGAGTGGATATCTACCGGATCAACATTACTTGATTATATTTGTAGCAATAGGCGCAATGGTGGTATTCCCATTGGCAAAATTATTGAAATTCTTGGGCAAGAAAGCACCGGAAAAAGTCTTTTATGTCAGCATATTGCGGCCAATGTTCAAAAGAAAGGTGGGCTTGTCGCATATATTGACACAGAAAGTGCTCTTGATGCGAAATTCTGTCAGAGGGTCGGCGTAGATATTGATACCATGATTTATGCGCAACCAGGAACAATGGAAAATGTTCTTGAAACGATGGATGAGATAGTAAAAAGAGTTCGCGAGTCAAATGATGACATTCCTGTGGCGTTAATATGGGATTCTGTTGCTGGGACCCCGACAAAGGCGGAGATTGAGGGAACATTTGATCCAAAAGAGTCAATTGCGGAAGCGGCAAAAATTATTTCAAAAGCAATGCGAAAGCTTACAAAGGAAATAGGTGAGAGCAGAATAATTGCCGTGTTTACAAATCAACTAAAGACAAGTATTGGTGTAAAATTTGGCGATCCGATGTCCGCAACCTATGGCGGGAAAGCAATTCCGTTCCACTCGTCACTTAGGATAAAATTGTCAAAAAGAGGTCTTGTAAAGAAAGCTGAAGATGTTATCGGCATCGGGTGTGAAGCAAAAATAATTAAGAGTAGGGTGTCACCACCATTTAGAACTTGTAATTTTAATATTCTTTTTAATGAGGGTATTGATGAATCCGACTCCATTCTTGAATTGTTCAAGACGATAAAGAAAATTGAAACAAAGGGTAGTTGGTATGAAATGGGCGATGGTGGTAAAAGATTTATGGGTCGTAAAGGCTGGGACGAATTGTGGAAAGACGAATCATTTAGAAAAAAATGTTACGATGATGTTGAAGAAATTATGACAATAAAATATACGGCTTCTGATGACGAGAAAATGAAACATATAGACATTAATCCTGAATCAGACCTTGAAATGAAAGCCCTTAAAGCTGAAATTGAAGAACAAGAAGAGAAAGAAGATAAAAAGGAGTAAGCTTATGAAATCGAAAAAGATTATTAAATCATTTAAACCGAATCCAGATTTAGTTGACAGAATAAGAAAATTGTGTGATGATTATACCCTCGAATATGACGAAAAGAAACGAATTCTCCATACAAGTAAGGCATGTATTTGGGGCGACAAGAAAATACGACTTACTTACGAGCTTATTGAAGATATAGAAGCATATTATGGAATAAAAATTGAATGGTTAATCCATGAACTTTTCGATGTTTGCGCGGAGATGGATGGTAGTTTTTATCCCACTGATCGCAATAAGGAAGAAATCCAAATAATTATAAAAATCGATTCAAAGATTAAGACATTTTATTTTTGTATAAGGTCTGAAAAGAATAAAGTAATTTATAGACACTGGATAATGCCATTACAAGAGTGGACTGGATTTAACAAAAAGGATGACAAAAAATGACACTTTATTCAGCGGGAAATGTTATTGCTTTTACGTATTTTGGTAAACGCGCACATGTCAAACATCCGAAAGTCTTCGTTGTCCACCCAATGTGGGACGGTCTTTGTCATGGGATCGCCATTCACAATTTAAATGCCACAGAAGTTAATCAAATAAGAGATTTCGTTTATGAACGGAGAACGGCAGAACATCAAGAATTTAAATTTAAGAATATTACACCTATTGATGTATATTCCAACTTAATTCGTAACAATCCAGTGTTTATGGCAAATTATCGCACATACATTCCGAAAAATATGAAAGGTGTTGTGGTTCTTAGAAAGAGACTCTAAAACTGTTTGCCAAAATAACTTCGATACATATCTTTAGCACTTTCGATATCCGGATCAAAATCAAAAAGTGGTTTGAAAATTAGATCCCAAATCTCTGACGCCGCTTGTCCTCGTTCACTCCAATCGATATCCCCGGTAATTCCCTGATCTCTTGCTATTTTTCTGAGTATGGATATGGGAGTATTGGTTACTTCCTGCTGAAGTTTTTGTTCTATTCCTTCATGGATATGTTTCTTTTCATTTACTAATTTTTTTAATTCATTTAGTGCAATTCTATAAATTTTCATATTTCTTTTTCTCCTTCTTTAATTATCACCGGAATAATTCACTTTTAATTGTCACCGGAATATCGCCGGAATAATTAAAATAAGATCATATGATAAAACTTACACAGTTGATATTGACCGAACAAGCCGTTGATCTATTTAAAGGTCCTAAAAAAGCCGCTAAGGCCGTTTGCCCCCTTTATGATCTGCTATATTGGCAAGTAGAAAAATTTGACCATCCTCGTCCCCGTTCATAAATACGCCATTTGCCCCAACCTCTTTACCAAACTTATATAATTCCTGGTCGGAATCAAAATAAAAAGTTTTTTCGGAGTCATCATCGATAAAAGTCCATTTTAATCCTTTTTTAGATAATTGTCCGAGATTTTCTAAATCATCCTTTATTTTGTCTAATTTTCCTTCGTTTAATAATTTTCTAAGCTCGTTCAGTGCGATTCTATAAATTTTCATTTGTTCCTCTTCTCTCCTTCTTTAATTATCCTCGGAATAATTCACTTTTAATTATCACCGGAATAATTAAGATAAGAATATATGATAAAACTCACACAATTGATATTGACCGAGCAGGCCGTTGATCTTTTCAAAGGTCCTAAAAAGGCCGCTAAGGCTGTCGGTAAAAAAGCTAAAAAAGCTGGCGCTTCTGTATTTGATAAATTAAAAAATATTTGGTCACGAACTGCGAAAACCGGTGCTGGCAAAACCGACGAAGAACGAGCCCAGGAATGGGATCAAATCAAGAATAAAATTAATGCTTTTTTTACCGACTTCATGATAAAACCGAATGAGGATGATTTTCAAAAGTGGATAAATAAAAATACCTATAAATTGACACCGCAAAATGCTACAAAGCTATTGGCCCAGCAGTTTATCGGCGGCATAAAACAAATTAGTCTTTCAAAGGAAATTCTTAAAAAACTTGGTGATGAGTTTAAATTTTTTTCCGACATGGAAGCGGAACAATATGTTAAAATAATGAAAAGATCACTTGGGGTTGCCGCCGGAAATGAACAAGCTCTTCGTGAATATTTCCTCAAATTTGTTAACGAAAATCTTGATTCCCTTCTTGGTGAGACGGAGGACGATGCCTCACAAGTTTCTGTAAAAGCATCGAAAGCAATCGGAATTCCGATGAAAGATGTTGGCAAAAAAGTCGGCAATACCGAAATGATTGCTCAGATGATGACGGAATATGATCAATTATTTAGCAAAATTCCAAAGAAAATAAAAGACGATTTTATAAAATCAGTCAAGGATGCCGATGTAAAAACTGCGGCGGAAGCATTGCTCCAATTGCTCGTGAAAAATGTAAAATTTATGGACAAGGACAAGACAAAGGGAGATGATCCTCTCGGACAAAATGTTAAACTCCTTACAAAAATTCTTGGTTTAGATGCGGAAGAAATCAAAAAGGTATTAAGCCAAGCTCTTAGTAACATTAATGTAAATGAATTGCCGGGCTTGACACAAGGAAATGAAGTTAGGGACGGATTGGTTAGGGATTTAATAAGATTCGAGAAAAAATGGGAGCCGCAGGAAGAACAATTAAAGCAAATAATAGATAAGCTGCTTGAAAAATACGATGACGAAAAAGAATTAACAGATGATGACAAACAAGAAATCCTAAATGCTGCCATTCAACAAATGGCACCGAAAACAAAACAACAGTAGGAGAAAGAAATGAGGATATATAGAATCACATTGAATGAACTAAGAAAACTGATAAAAGAACAAAAAATAGAAGGTTACGGGTCTTCCTCAGATATGAGAAAACAACAAATTGTATTGGCGAAAATACAAAAATTACAAGGACTTATAGAAAAGAAAAGTTTAGGTGATCAATGGTTAACATTTATTGAGCAGCAAATTAACACTGCTCTTGAGTATGCTCTCGGCAGAAAATTGTCCAAAAAAGATTAGGGCTTCCTCTTCTTAGGAATCGGCACAAAATTCAATTGTGGTTGTTGGTGGTATGCTTTCACCAAAGGATAAAACATGCCGGAACGAATTTTGTTGATCGATGGAACTAATAATTTTTTGCGCAATTTTGCTGCGATTTCCGCTGTAAATGTTAATGGTGATCCAATTGGCGGCATTCATGGTTTCATCAATAACGTGATGTGGTGGACCATTCAAATGTCACCTTCAAAAATTTATGTTTGTTGGGATGGCCCCGACGGATCATTTAAAAGACGGAAGATCTTAAAAGAATACAAGCAGCAAAGAAAAAGACTTAGCCATGTTAACCGGAGTTTTGAATATACGCCTGATGAGATAGAACAGAACAGAAGATATCAATTTTCTACATTAAAGAAAATTCTTGAAGCGATTCCCGTCATTCAAATGGAATATGAATTTGTAGAGGCTGACGACATCATTTCTGTTCTTTGGGCCTTGAATCAAGATAAACAAAAGATAATAATATCAAATGATAAAGATTTCTATCAGCTTTTAAATAAAGACACAATTTGTTTTGATCCATTGAAAAAGGAATACATCAATCTAATTGCGGCGCAAAAGAAATTTGGTGTCAGCATTCAAAACTTTCCGTTATTTAAAGCAATAATTGGTGATAAATCGGACAATGTAAAAGGTGTTCTTGGTATCGGACCGACTACTGTCCTTAAATTATTGCCATTTCTTGCCGAGACGAAAAAATACACTGTTGCCGATGTGATAGTTTATGCCGAGGGGCAAGTGAAAAATAAATCAAAAATGACGAAATCATATCAAAAATTTATTGATCAACAAGATTCATTTATGAATTGTTATAATGTGATCCAATTAACAGATTCAATAGTTCCGGGGAATAAAATCGCAATAATTAAAAGTGATATGCTAAAAAGGCCAGCGTTTGAGCCAATTGCTCTTAGGATTTTGGCGAGTGACGATTTACAGGGAATCGATATTGAAAAATTTATTACTGTTATGAATCAACTTATGGCAATACAACCTAAAGCTGAAAGTATTTAATTTTCGTTGTTCTATAAAGGAGATCTATGGAGTCATTAGGCGAGTTTGGTGATCACTTTCAAGCAAAACTGATACATTCGATTCTTTTAGATAGTAAGTTTGCTGAACAAATAATAGAAATAATAGACCTCAATTCGATCGATGTAAAACACCATCGCGAAATTTTGCGCCTAATTTCGGATTACTACACAAAATATAATCATGTTCCGTCCGTGGATAATGTTGAAGCACTTATTGTGGATATCAACGATGATGTTGCGAAAAAACAAGCAAAAATATTTATTGATTCATTTAAAGAGAGTGTTCTTAAAGACAAATTTGAAGATATTGCTTTCGTAAAAGATAAATCACTCGATTTTTGCCGTAAACAGAATCTTAAAAAGGCTCTTCTCAAAGCGGCAGAAATGTTGAATTACGCGAAATATGATGAAATCATTGAGATTGTAAAACAGAGTGTCCTGCTTGGTTTTGATAAAAATATTGGGCTTGAATATTTTGATAAAGATTGTTTCAATAACCGTATGCGCGAGGATGTGATCAAAGCAATCCCGTCGCCATGGCCTCCAGTAAACAAAATTCTTAACTGTGGCCTTGGTTTTGCTGCGAAAGAACTCCATGTGTTTCTTGCCTGTGTAACAAGGGGAAAGTCACATCTTCTTGTCCAATGCGGCGCAGAAGCAATAAAACGAGGATTCAAAGTCGCTCATTATACCCTTGAACTCAGTGAACTAAAAACAGCACTTCGATATGACTCAAATTTCTCCGATATCCCATTCGATGAAGTAAAAAAATTCAAGAATCTTGTGTGGGACCGTATTAATCAGTATTCAAAAAACAGGCTCGTAATAAAAGAATATCCAACGAAGTCAGCATCATGCGGAACAATTCGAAATCATTTGTCAAAAATGAAGCTCCAGGGTTTCATTCCGGACATGATTATCATTGATTATGCCGATCTCATGAAGCCTGCGACGAGCAAGAAAGAAAAACGATTCGAACTTGAGTCAGTTTATGAAGATCTTCGTGGTATGGCGGTAGATTTCGATGTTCCAATTCTTACGGCATCACAGGCGACAAGAGACTCTGCGGACGCTGAAATAATCACCATGGAGGCGATTGCCGAAGCTTATCTTAAAGCAGCGGTATCAGATACAATTATTTCAATGTCAAGAACAATTTCTGATATTGCGCATGGTATGGGTCGTTTTTATGTTCCAAAGAATAGATCGGGTGTTTCAGGGATGATTTACAATGTGGAGGTAGATACATCAAGATCAAAAATAACCACAATTGGCGATGAACCCGTTATATTACAAAAACAAAATGTCCAAAAGGTGTGGGACGGAATCAAGAAGAATAAATAATAGCGAGGAGAATAAATTTGACTACTGTAGCAACTGTTGTTAGTGGGAGTGATGATCATTACGAACCGACCGGAATTTCGCTCGATATTTTTAAACAGAGATATGCTTTTACCGAAAGCGAGACATGGAATGAGGCTTGTAGAAGACTCGCAAGAACCGTGGCTGCGGCGGAGAAACAAGAAAAACGCGACGAGTGGCAAGAGAAATTTTACAAAGAAATTGTGTCTAACAGATTTTGTCCAGGTGGAAGAATTTGGTTCGGTGCTGGCCGCCCAAAAAGCAATTTAATCAATTGTTTTGTTCTCGATGTTGAGGATAGTAGAGAAGGCTGGGGCAAGACTTGCTCCGATTCGATAATTGTGTCTGGTGTTGGTGGCGGAATTGGAATCAATTATTCAAAGATAAGACCGAAGGGAACTCTTGTTACCGGGACTGGTGGTGAGGCTCAAGGTGCTGTTGCCTATATGCGAATTATCAATGCTATCGCGGAAGAAATTCGTGGTGGAGGTAATAGACGATCTGCCCACATGATGATTCTTAATATTAACCACGGGGACATAGAAGAATTTCTTGATACAAAACTCGAACAAGGAAATTTAAAAAATGCGAATGTGTCTGTTGCTTTTAATATGGATTTTGATGAATTTGTTGGCCTTGTTGAAAAAGATAAGGAATTGTCATTAATTTGGCGTGGGAATGAATTTAAAAAAATAAAAGCGAAAGTGTTGTGGCAGAAGATAATTGACCATTCGTATAAGAATGGAGAGCCCGGATTATTTAACCTAAATTATGCGAACAAAATGAACAATCTTTATTATTACAAGGAAATAACGGCAACTAATCCTTGTATTACGGGGGATACACTCATTTTGGCGCGAAAACACGGTGACGATGGTAATTTTAAACAAATTCCGATAAAAGAATTGGCAGAATCTGGGTGGCAGCAAATAGATGTTTATACACTTGACATTACTACCAAAATGATTAGTCCACGGATTGGTGTTTCGCCAAGAAAGACACAAGAGAATGTTGAAATATGGAGAGTTACATTTGAAGGTGGGGCAGAAATAAAGGCAACCCCCAATCATAAAATATGGGCGTTCAATAATTCGGAGTGGTTAATGATCCCAATAAAAGATCTCAAAATTGGATGGGAGGTTGGAACATTCAATCAGGTAATCGAAAGTATTGAACCGTGTGGCAAGGAAGATGTCTACAATTTAACTGTTCCAAATGGTGGCAATTATTATGCCGCAAGCAAGGGCATGGCTTTTTGTTTGGGAAATTGCGGAGAAATCAGTAGTGTCCCATATGCCAGTTGTGACTTAGGCTCTTTGGTTTTATTTCGATTCATTGAAAATGGCAAAATTAATTGGGATAAACTTGATTATACAATCCGGGTTGCGACAAGATTTCTTGATAATGTTTTGTCAATTACCCAATATCCGCTTAAAGAAATCGAAGATGAATCACTTAATGCTCGCAGAATAGGCATTGGTGTAACTGGACTTCATGATATGTTGCTTCTTATGGGTCAAAAGTATGCTTCCGAAGAATCAATAAAAACAATAGAACAACTATTTAGTTTTATCGTAAGTAAAGCCTTTGAGACAAGCACTTATTTGGCAGTAGAAAAAGGGGTATTCCCAGCTTATGATAGAGAAAAATTTATGCGGGGTGGATTTGTAAAAACCCTCAAAAATAGTCTAAAACTTAAAATGCGTGAATATGGCATGAGAAATTCGAATCTTATGAGCATCGCCCCGACTGGAACAATTTCTATGCTATGCGGTAATTGCTCTTCTGGAATTGAGCCAATTTTTGGCCCGGCATATAAGAGGAAATACTACGATAAGAAAAACAATGATAAGATGAAAGAAGAATTAATAATACACCCCCTGTTTGATAAGTTTATGTCTGAGGGGAAAGATGTTTCACATTTTGAATCATCGAGTAACATTGATCTTGAAACGCATTTTAAAATTCAAAAAACCGTTCAAGAATATGTAGATCAATCAATATCAAAGACAATCCTTATTGACAAGGAAAGACATTCAAGACAAGAAATTGAAAAATTAATTAAGCAATACTTCTCTGGGCTAAAGGGACTAACAATTTATCCAATGAATTCAAGATCTGAACAACCCATTAGTCCTATTTCACTACAAGAAGCCAGGAAATTGTGGAAAGAAAGAAACAAAGAATCATCTACAGCAGAAATCGCAACTTCCCCCAATAGTTGTAAGTCGGGGGTTTGCGATCTATGACAAATTACAAGCCCGGTGATATTTTATATCGAGCAATGAGGAAGAGGGAACTTCTTGAGTGGGAAAAGAATGGTAAGATTCCTGCGGTTACATCATTTACCACAGTTAAATCGGTGGCCCGGAGTTGGTTTCAAATCCAAGATTCGCAATATGATGATGCGATTATAATCCAAATAAAACCTAATGGCCCAAGAATAGAAAAATCGTGGGACAGGGTAGTAAAGTTAAATAGCAGATCACCATCAAAAGGTGGAGGATTTCTTGATTCGTATGAGGTCCGTTTTG